GTAAGTAACAGTTACGGTGTCGCCAGATGTAACAGTCTTGGCAGTGCTGAAGTTGCCTTCTGAGTACAAAGTACCCGCAGTGCTAGAGATTGTGCTGACTGCGCCAGTACCTGTCACCAAGAAACATCCATACACAGTAGCGGAACCTGTCATTGTGTAGGTAATCGCTGTAGCTGTAGAGGTTGTTACGTTTGATGGGGTTGAGCCAGACGATGTGGCTGCTGCGAATACTGCCGTACCACGCACCGCTGAACCGCCCACGGTGTAGGTAGTCAACTCAGTCCATGTCTTAGAAGACATAGTGTCTGCGGCGGCAAACGTGGTGCTGTTGTTAATCAGACCTAAGAATGGTCCAACTGTTGTATATGTGCCAGATGTACGCAGGAGCGTGTTTAGCAATAACTCTTTACCAACAGCGACGACCAAGTTAGGGAACTCTTCGTTCCACTTGAGATTACCTTGTGCGTCACGGCACTCTACGTGGTAGTGACCTTCAATGCCCATGCCTTCTGGGATGGATGCGTTTGCTTGCAGTGTGGCTACGGCGTTATCGCCAAAACCGGATTGTTCTTTGTGCATGGTTGCTCCTTATGACAAACGGATGATCGCAGACGTATTAGTGACTGCTGGGAATTGTACGGTGAAGGTACTAGAACTGGTCTTGTCTGCGCCAAAATCTAGCACACAAACTGTTGGGTTGGTCGTGCCGTTAGCCAAATAGATTAAAGCACCTCTGGCAAGGATTGAGCCCGTCCATTGTGCGTTAGCAAAAGACAGATATGCAATGCTCCCGCCCGTGGCTCCCACAGTAGGAATCTGGTTTATGACCAGTGTTTGTCCCCCTGCAGAATAATTACCACCAGAGGCTTCGCCCGTGCTTGTGTAGGCTGACGTAGTTTGATTTAGCGTAGCGCTGTTGGTGTACAACGCAATCTTAAAAGTCTGCGGTGTACCTGTATTGAAGTTAAACGTCCCGTCAAGGATGCCTACTTTAAATGTGTTGGTGACCCAGTTACCGGTGAACGCCATTAGTTGACCCCATTATTTTGCGGCAATGGAGCCACGCGGAACTGACCACTACGATACGCATCACTACGCTCGAGACCATCTCCAAGACGTTTAGCCAAGCTGAGTGCTTCTTTGTATCTAGTCTCGTACAACGAAACAATATCGGCTTCACCTTTCATGTAGGTATATGCTTCAACTAGTGATCCGTATAACAGAACAGTGTCAAAGTTATCTCCGAGCCACGTCTGACCAGAAGAGGCGACGGTTATTGACTCAGGGTAATAGTAATAGTGCAACTCTACGTTGTAAGACGTGTCGGGAGTTGGTCCCACAATAAACGACAGTTCGTTTGTGATGGTGCTGGTATTAACAGTTGGACCAAACAGCGCGTAATACTTGGGGATGCCTACGTCTGTGGTTGGATTGGGGTATGCCTGACGGATGAAGTTCACATCTTTGTTTAACAGGTATTCGTAGTTACCTGTAGCGTCAATTACAGCCAAAGAGTAGGTAGACAAAAAATCCGTTGGGCAAGATAAGTATTTGTTGCTTGCGGTTACGCTACCTGTTACGTTCTTACGTAACGAGGGGAACTGCACCGTGTTATAGATGCGTTGTTCCGCTTGCTCAATAAAGCGATTCAGTTGGGTCGTTGAAGACACAACAGTGCCATCCGCCAGAGTGGTGGTTGGAAACGTATTCTCGGTATACGTCTGAATCGCAGTAATGAGTTCCGTATAGGTCATGCCATCGGTCCGCGTGCCATCACGCCTTTAGTTGCCGCGCCAGTACCACGGATTTTGATGCCGTCGGTCTTAATCGTCTCGTTACCAGCAGATTTGCTAATAGCGCCAACAGACATATCAAGGGTGTCTGCCTTGCTACGGTTTGGCTCTTTGCCGGGGTTTGCTTCAACGCTAACACTTTTGCCAGACATGGTGTGTGGCTGAGCGTAGACGCTGGCAGGGCCAACTTCTTTGCCGCCTTGTTTCATACTGAATTTAGCCATATTAACCTCCGCGTTGGTTGTTTGCGCGAGCCATGTTGCGACCGACAGCCTTCATGGCGTCAGAAGTGACACCACCTTTAGCCATCTTGTGCATGCGGCTTTCGTGACCCTTAACCATTTTTTTGGCTTCTTTGTCAGCGATTGCTTTGACTTGTTTCTTATCCATCTCAACTCCTAAGTTGTTGCTACCGTAACTGTACCAAGTTGCACGACTAAAGCCAAGTTATTTGGCGTTAAACCGGCATCATTTGCACTTGCTCCACCAACAGGATTCCAACCCCATTGAAATATTCTGCTACCTCCGCCTGTGTAACCATCAGCAAGCGGTCCCGACTGTTGGTAACTGGTATCAGGACGTGGGTCTCTGACACCTTGCGGATCATCAACTGGGTACATACCCAACGACAACTGCGGCTGATCTGGGTCCCAGCAGGACGGGCAAACCAACAAGTTATACGTCTTTGTTTTTATAACTTCCTTGCGTAGTGACGTCAGCTTGTACCGAAACCCACATCGGTCACATTCAGCAATCGAGTTCTTGCCGGATGAAAACCGATTAGCCATTAGGTACTGCTCCCAATGAACATCTGACGGGGAACAAGACGGATCGCTGCGCGTTCCTGATCTTCATCCGCTGCCGTCATCCAAGCCTCGTCATACTGCGCTTTCAAAACCTGCAATCTGTCCATCCCGCCCGGCACTTTGAGCGCCAAGTAATACGCCAGTCCTGCGGTCAAGCAGTTAACAAAGCGAAACGGTACATCCATGACATTTACACCGCTACCAGCATCTTGCACGCGACGCATGCGCCAGTAAACAAACTGGTATGTGGTGCCACCATCTGGCGTAGGCCAGACTGTGATGCTTTGCTTTTGAACCAAACTGATGGCTGCACCCGTTGAATGGGCTGCGGCAGTCGTGCCGTCTTGCCCGCGTGTACAGTTCAAAAGGTAGGCTGGTGTAGAACCAGACGCAACGGAGAACTCGTTGTATCCGATCAATTCTGTGCCTATCCGTATAAACCCTGCATTGGGTACACCAACCAAACTGGTGATTGGAATAGACGTGTCTGTTGCTCCAATATCGGCAGACAGTGTGCCGGTCAATACTGAAGTCTGCCCGCTTAGACGCTGAATCCACACTTGGATAGGGCGGCCTTGAGTGAGCTTATTAGGTAGCGTAGCGTATGTAGAGACACTAATACGAGTGATTGTTAAGTCTGCCTGATTGCTTTGGTTGTTAGCCTGTGTGCGAATCACATGCTCAAGAATGTCTGCGGTATCGTCTGGCAACGCATAGGTCGGCTGACCTTGCACAAGTGTGATGACATCTTGCTCAAACGTCCACATGTTGACGCCACGATTAGCCCAGTCTGCGAACAATAAATTTAAAGACCGACGAGCGGTCTTCATGTCGTAGCCTGTGCGCAACTCCGAACCCACGCGCTCGAACGCTTCCTCTACCAGTTCGGTGAGGTCTAGATTAAACGACGAGGTTCCGGAGGTGGTTGCCATGTCACTTCATTTTCTTGAGGGTTTCGGCTAAACGGGCGCGCTGACCCATCTTGCCGGGTTTCTTGGCTGCTGCCGCTAGTTTCTTTGCGGGAATCGGCTGCCCTTTTTTCGCACCAAGAGCGGAGCGCAGAGCCCCGGGCTTCTTTATCGCGTTCTGTATCCATTTTTCAGCCATTATCTAAACCCCGCTGTTTTCTTGGCTATGCCTTTTGGCTGTGCCACAAACTGTTTACCAGCCTTTTTACCCGCACGCTTTGCACGGGTGGTAGCCGCATACTCTGCTGGTGACAAAGACTTAATCGCTGCCTCTGGCAAATAGCGTTCACCTGTTTTAGATGAAGGCTTCCCTGACTTGGTACGCCACTTCTGGTCGCCCCAGTTTTTAAGGGATTGCTGTGGCGCTTTCAATCTCTGTAACCTCCGCCAGCCGCCTTGTATTTCTTAGCGACTAGTTGTGCTTTGCGTGCTGACCACTGTCCTGCACCTGTGCCCTGAGTTGCTGCGGCTTTTACTTGAGACACAATCTTCTTGCGAAGACTGGGCTTTGTGTAATTGCCAGCAGCGTTTACCGTTCCACCTTTTTTAAATTGGGTGAAGTCGGTGTCGTCACGGCGTGCCTTTTTAACGCCTTTCGGCATTTTGGACGGGGCTATATCACCCATCCCGCGACTGGGCATCATGGTTTTAGCAGGACATGCCGCCCTTGTTCATGCGCTTATTACCAGCCATGACAATTTGCTTGCCTTTGGTCTTGCCTTTAGTAGCAACACCGTCGCGGCTAGGAGCAGCAGTTTTCACTTTGCCCATACCAGTCATGCCGCCAGAAGCCATCTTCTTTGCGCCGTCTTTTTTCTTAGCCATCATTGCCATGAAGCCGGGGTTCATTTTGCTTGCCATAGTGTCACCACCTTTTTTAAAAGATTTGCCTTTATCGGCGTTGTTGAAATCCTTGCCCACAGATTGCGGGACTCCTACTTTCTTGGCAAACGAAGGCGAATGCGCTATCGCAGCCATGAAATTGTGCTGTTTCTTACTCGTGCTTGGCATACTTAGCCACCAATTTCTTAACAGTGTCGGTCTCCCACAGGCGCACAGACATGTACACCAAAATCACAATACTGCTTACGAGCGAGACAACAGGGGGCAACCATTGCATAATATTGGTCACACCAAAGGCTACGGACGCACCGTCAGCCATTACTTTCATTTCGTGTGTGTCAGTCATTTAGCAAATCCTTCCTTTGGTCTTACCCTTTTGGGCAATACCGTCTGCAGATTTAATGTATCCGCCTTCAGCGCAGTTCCATGCTCTAAGGCTTTTGTTGATCCTAGAGTTCGGGTCGTTCGCTGTTTTTGCGGATGTCAACTTGCTTTTCATGCCCTTCATCCGGGCGCAAAAAGAGTCGCGCCTTGAGCCGCCCTCTGGTTGAGGCGGTTTCAAGTTGTGCCCTTCGCGTTTCGCAGATGCTCGCCCCTTGGCGTTCAAGCCGCCGTTGGGGTTCTTGCCTTCTTTGCGTTGCCATGCGGGACTAGCCATAGAACACCGTAATAGATGAGCTAGTTGGTAGGACTACATAAAACCCGTTTTCAAACAAAACGCCTTCTCCGGGAATTAGCGTAGCAATAACGGCAGTGTTAGTTGTAACGTGCAGGGTTAAAGAGTTCCTACCAGCATTAGTCGTGGCGCTATCCCAAAACTGAATTTCTCCAGCCGTGCCACCGGGGGCTACTTGATAACCACGAACTCTGGTTCGACCAGCATATCCCACACCGCTTGCGTCTAGATGGACGGCTTTTACATCGGTTTGCATCATGATTGATTTCCTTTAAGAAGTTAAAGAGAGGGGCCGAAGCCCCTGTCATCAATCGAAGTTACCGTATGGGTAAGTTGTAGCGTTGCCAATGTTGCCATCGAGTTGTGTGTAACGGATCGCTGCATTAAATGTGCCCGCTGTAAGCGAAGACAAAGTACCAGCAGTACCACCTGTGTAGGGGATAGTGATCGTCAAAACAACTTGAGACAAGATGTTGCTGTTAGGGCCAGAGCCTTGATTTGGAGAGTAGGTTACATCTCCGCTAGTTGATTGGCAAGACAACAACTGAGCACCAGTTTGAGCCACCGTGTTGCGGCCTGTTGCAGCGTTCATGGTAGTGATGCTGCCGTATGTGGTGTCGTTGAAAGTGTTACCAATCTTGCCAGTCACAGTACCAACGGTACCTGTGTTGATGGTAATTGCTACGTTGGTGTCAATGAGAATGTCATTGATGGTAGAGCCATAAGGCACATAGAAAACAATACCGCGATACAAAGTACCTGTGGTGTTTGTGCCGCCAACCGCGTCAGCCGTGATTGTGGCGGCAGTAGGTGGGTATGTAGAACCGGGGGTGTAAACGGTGGCGTTCGAGTTAGGAATACCGTTGCCGTTAACAAATTGACCAGAAACGCCGCCGTAACCAGCCGTGTTATTGGTTGTGTTAGTTAAAACAATACTGGCGTCTTGAACAAGCTGTGTGTAACCTACGTTACGCAGAGCACCAAAACGTACGTCGCCCGATAGGATTGGGCCTTCAAATGTGGAACGTGCCATGACAAAAGTCCTTATGCAAAAGTGCCTTTACCGATCGTTGCATCGTCTGCTGGGGCAGTGGTGGTAAAAGCGAATCACCCAGATGTTTGGAATATACACCAAAAAAGGGGGCTTGTGGCCCCCTTTTTATTAGAACGAACCAGAAGAGCCAAATACGCCCAATGGATCGGACCAGCCGAACGAATAACGCTCGCGTGACTTGTAACGGACGTTACCAGTATCGAAGTCACCATCCATGCTGTTTTGCAATGGAGTGCGCTCGAACATCTTCAAGCCGTTAGGAACGTCAGTGGTCAAGAACCATGCGTTCACGTCGGTCAAGAAGTGGTTAATTGCATAACCTTCTGGGATCGAACCGTTATTCTTCAACGCATTGATATCGTTGTTGTTTGTACCAACGCGCAGGCTTGTTTCCAAGAGGCGGGTAGCAACGAATTGCAAGGTTGGAGGAATAATCAGCTTACGTGGCTTAGCAGCGATCAACAGACCACGCTCATCAGTCCAAGCGGCGATCTGGATAACGGCGGCTTCAAGGGAAGTCTCGTTCAAATCTGCTTGTGTAGATGGGGTGTTGCTGTTTGTACCGCCGTTAACCAAGGGGTGTGCTGTAGAGAACAAAGACACGCCATCACCACCGAGGTAGTTGCTGGAGAAGCCGTTGTTCAAGACAGAAGCGCCCTTGACTTGCTTGGTGTAAGACATAGCGCGAGCCAAACCTTTGGTGTAGCGAGCAGACAAGCTGTCGTACAAGTTGTCTTCAATCGCCTCTTCGGTGATTGAGAAACCCAAAGCGATGGTTTCATGGTTATAGCGAGCTGTGAACGCTTCTTGCGCATTGTCATAAGCAATGGCTTGACCTTCGTTCTTAACAGGAGCAGCGGAGAAACCAGATAACTTGGTCTCTTCTTCGAAGCTACGCTCTGATTTTTCAATCTCGTAGATTTCTTTGTGCTCTTCGCCGTAACGGGCATACTCCAAGCCGAACAATGCGTTCAAGCCGGGGAGGAGTTCTTTAAGTAGTTGTGCGCGTGAAATAGCCATTTTAAATTACTCCTTAGACGCCAGATGCGTTGGTGTAGCTGTGGAAACCTTGGTTCCAAGTTACTAACGCTTCAGTGTAGCCAACGAAAGTTACTGCAGTACCGGCAGATAAAGTAATAGCAGAACTCACAGTCAATGTGGTTCCGTTTACGTTAGTCACGGTAATGTAGTTACCAGCCAATGAACCAGTTCCTGTTGGAGCGATCAGTTGCATACCAGCAGTGATTGCAGTATTAGATGCAGTCAAAGTCACGGTAGTGCTTGAACCAGAGGTACTGGCTGTAGCGTTAATAGCTACAGTAGTCTCAGGAATCACGCCAACAACGCGGAAAGGTGCGCCAGCAGTAACGCGGACGTTACCAGTGGTGTTGCTAACAGCGCCGCCAGTAATCACGGTTGCAGAGTCACCAGAAGTGGTAGAGCCAGCAACGTAGATTGGGTACATATTAGTACCGACGAAAGAAGGACTGATGTAGCCCATGCCAGAAGAGGCATTAGCCAATGAAGTGCCTTGTGAACCAACGGCTGCCTTGAAGACAACGCGAGGATCGTCGATAACGTAACCAACAGCACCGTTTGTGGCAGTGCTGGCAGGCCAGTATTGCGCACGTTGGGTTTGGTTAGTACCGGGTTGAACATACTCACAACCAACGAATACGCCGATAGTACCGGCGATGCCAGCGGTTGGGCTGGAAGTTGGGTCGTAAGTGTTTTTGACTAAGGTTCCGCCAGAGAGGATAACGATGTCACCATAGAACAAGTTCTGACTGTATCCGTTCGCAATAGGAACCATACGTGTAGAACCAGCATAGGGTAATCCACCGATCTCATTTCGGGCTTGGAATCCATAGCCAGCAGGGACTGCGGGATATGCCATAGGAAACTCCTAAAAAAGTTATTTTGAACCAGAACCAAATCCAGCGCCACGGCTTGTCGTAGATTTTCTCTCCGAAAACAGTGGCATGCGTGGATCATTGTTTCGCATGAAGTGGTTGTCCACTGAAGACATCTGGGCTTGCGCTTGTTCGTCGTAGTACTCTTTCATGGCTTCGAGTCTTTCGGTAGCGATCTTGCAAAGAATAAGGCCACCAATTTCCACGTTACCAGAACTATTACCCACCAGCATAAGCTCGGGATGATCTTCTGCCTTCACCGGTACCCAACCATCACGAAACTTGCGAGACGCATTAGTTGGCTCCTCCTTCCCCATAAGATGTGTCATTACCCAGCGGTAGACATATCCCGGTTCGGGAGTTGGATCGGGCAAAGAACTCGAAGGTTTATAAACATAACGAGTTGCTTTTTCGCGTGACAAAGTGTCACGAGGGGTACGGTTTTCAGCCATTTTGATTCTCCAATCTAGCCACTTGCGCAGCATACTGTTGAGGGGTTAATTTGAACTTTTCTGCCAACGCCAACTGAGTTTTCGTTAACTGAATCGTTTTTTTGCCTGACGATCGCGTCGCAGGCGCAACCACAGAAGCAGGTTTTCTCGGAGTATCACCGGACCTTGGCTTGTCTTCGTTACCACCGAAAACTTCAGGGAACTTTGACTTCACGCGAGCATCAATTTGCTCGAAATATTCATCAGACCGCGGGTCAGTGCCCGAATTGACTAGCTTTTGATGCA